GTCATCAATGATCTGCAGACCAATCAGGGCCTGCGAAACACGCTCGACCTCATTGTCACCGGTGAGGTGGGAAGCCAGGGCAAGGCCGCGGTGCTGGGCTTCCTCGAAACCGCGATGAACAAGGTTGCGGCGGAAGCCTCGCGGGAAGGGCGAGCAGCGACCGGGCGCGATCTGCTGAATTATTTGAACAACAGAAGCTATTTCCCCGACACCTGGGGCAAGATTGAAAGCGGAAAGGTCAAAGGCGGCGCGCTCACCGACGATCTCCTAGGCGCGATTGCGGGCGGCTCGAATATCACGGGGCTGTCGACCGGCAATTCGTCGGCAACGAGCCCGGGTTCGCGCTTCGGCGGCAATCCGACCAACGCCACGATCGGCAGAGAGCATTACGGCGTCGAGAGCTACGGCCACCATGCCGCCTGGTACAACGCGATGGGTGCGCCCGCGCCAGGCCGGGGGATCGGCAGCGATTATGCTGTCGGGCCGCAGGACATGCCGGCAGTTGCGGCGCAACCGCCGCAGGAAGCGCCGCTACGCGGCTTGGCCAAGGGCGGCCATGTGGCCGAGGACGAGCCTGTCGTGGTGGGCGAGGAAGGCCCGGAATACTTCGTGCCGGATCAACCGGGCACGGTCGTGCCCCACATGCCGCAGCCGGGAAAGGGCGGTAAAATCGACCGCTGGCCCAAGATACCGGCCCCAGAATATCCGGGTCGATTTGGTGGGGTCGAGCGCGAGATACTGCGGCAGACGCGCGATGCACAGGATCCTTCACCCGGCCTGATGGACATGATCGACAGCGGGCAACTGCGGCTCACGCCCAACTGGCAGCGAATGATCAGCGACCCTGACCTGATCGCGCTCGGGCGATCGCGCATGGACGACAGGCGCGCAGGCATCGAGCCCGGTGCCGAGCAATACGGCGTCTTCCCACCGGAACCCGGAGCGGCCGCCGAGCCACCCGACCCCGCCAGCCCGATGGCGCAGGCGCTCGGGTACGGTTCAATTAAGCGGCGTCCTGTGCGGATTGGCCGCCAGAACTACTAGGGAGCACAGCCATGGATCCACGCGGTGGACTGCCGCCAAATTGGCAGATGGGCCAAGTCGGCGGGCAACAGGCGGCAGCGGCGGCGGTGCCATCGCTCATGCAGATGGCGCAGGGCGAAGCTCCGGCCATGGGCTCGCGCGGCGGCGGCCCGCCGGGGGGGCAGTTCGAGAACCCCTGGGACAACCCGGCCAACTGGGGGCCACCCCCGGAGCCAACAGGTCCGATGTCAGCTTCGCAGCAGGGGTGGTTTCCCAGCATGTTCCAGCAAGGCTCCGATCCTCAGGGAAAATTCTGGAGCATGGGGGATTACATGCGACGGTATCAGCAGAAATTTGGCGGGCAACTGCCGGAAGTGATGGATGAGACACACAACAACACCATCAATCCGGCCATGCTCGCAAATGCAGCCCGGCCACTTGAGCCCGGCGCCTTCATGTATGGCGGGCATCACATCAGCCCCGGCCAACTGCGCGAAGATCTGTACAGGGGCCAAAACCCGCCGGCGGGCGCCGAGGGCGGCGGCAACTGGTCGCCGATCCGGCGTGTTCCGGGCATGCAGTTAGGCAGCATGTCCCCGGCGGTCTTCCACCATGGATCAACGGCCCGTGTTGGCTTGCCCGGGCAACTCGAACCGTGGGCGATCGGCCTGGAAGGGCCTGGGTAATATGGGCGGCCGCAAACGACCGAAGGACTTGGCCCCGTTCCATACCGCGGAATGCCGGGCCAAGATCAAAGCCACGCAACTCATTCACCGGCTGCAGGCCCACATCTTCGACGGGCTCAAGCTGGAAATGACGCAGATCAGGGCGATCGACATCCTGCTCAAGAAGATCATTCCCGATTTGACCCGCACCGAAATCGCGGCCGACCTCAATGTGCGCTATGTCGCCGAGCTCCCCAAGGTGCTGACGCGCGAGGAGTGGGTGGCCAAGTATGGCAGCAACCATCTCGACCTCAAGGCGTTGCCGGTGCCGGATAACGGGAGCGGCAATGGCTCGGTACAGTAATGGACGCGCGCACCGATCTCACCGAGCGGGTTATCTGGTCGCCCGGGTCAAACTGGGCGCAATGGGCGCTGCTGGAGTGCCCAATTTTCGAAGTGTTCTTTGGCGGCGCCCGTGGTGGTGGCAAGACCGATGGCGCGCTCGGCGAGTTCATGGTGCACGCCAACGCTTTTGGGCAGCACGCCGCGGGCCTGATGGTGCGGCGCACCTATAAGGAGTTGGTTGACACCATCGAGCGTTCGCGGGCGATCTACGGCCCGCTGAAGTGGACCTATAACGAGACCGAAAAGCTGTGGCGCGATCCGCGTGGAGCGCGGCTGCGATTTGCCTACCTTGACCGCGACAGTGACGCCGAGGGCTACCAGGGCCACAGTTACACCCGGGTCTATATCGAGGAGATCGGCAACTTTCCCTCGCCGGCGCCGGTGTTCAAGCTGTTCGCCACGCTGCGCTCCGGGGCCGGCGTTCCGGTGGGCTTCCGCGCGACGGGCAACCCGGGCGGGCCCGGCCACCAGTGGGTGAAGGCGCGCTACATCGATCCGGCGCCGCTCGGCAATCAGGTGATCCACGATCCCGTCACCGGGCTGGATCGGATCTTCATTCCGAGCAAGGTGGACAACAACCCGTTCATCGATGCGGAGAGCTACAAGCAGCGGCTGCGCTCGTCGGGCAGCAAAGAGTTGGTGCAGGCGTGGCTCGACGGCGATTGGTCGGTGACGCTCGGCGCCTTCTTCGATTGCTGGTCAACCGCGCGGCATGTGGTGCGACCGTTCGAGATCCCGAAGGACTGGCTGAAATTCCGCGCGATGGATTGGGGCTCCGCGCACCCGTTCTGCGTCCAATGGTGGGCGGTGGTGTCGGACGATGGCACCTACGGCGGCAAGTTCCTGCCGCGCGGCTGCATCGTGCTCTACCGCGAATGGTACGGCATGAAGCCAGGCGAACCCAATGTCGGCATCAAGATGAATGCCGACGATGTCGGCAAGGGCATTCGCAAGCGGGAAGAAGGCGAGGAAGTATCCTACGGGGTGCTCGACCCTTCGGCGTTCATTGCGGACGGCGGGCCGTCGATTGCCGAGCGCATGGGGACGGGCTCCGAGGGCAAGGTATGGTTTCGCCGGGCCGACAATTCCCGCGTTCACAAGCGCGGCGGCTGGGCCAATGGCGGTTGGGATGTGATGCGCTGGCGCATGGAAGGCAACGACGACGGCCATCCCATGCTGGTGGTGTTCTCGACCGCGGTGGATTTCATCCGCACCGTGCCGTTCCTGCAGCACGATCCCGATCGGCCGGAAGACGTATTGACCGACAGCGAGGACCACAGCGGCGACACCGCACGATATGCCTGCATGTCGCGGCCGTGGGCGAAGGACAAGGAAACGCCCAAGCCGGAAGACGTGAGCGGCTACGCGCAGGTTCACCCGCGCGGCGAGCAGCCTGGGGACTGGCGAACGTATTGAAGCGGTAGGGCCCCCGCTCGCCGCGTTACGCTTCCGGGCTCTCCCATCGTGGGTAAGCGGGGCGCTTCCAATGGGCGGATGAGTGCCTAGCGTAAGTCAGGCCATGACTGCCCTACCAATTCACAAGGTTACGCCCCCTCGGCGAGGAATAACATGGCCACAGGCAACGTCTTGTCGATCAGAGGCGGCGGCTATCCGCAGGGCGGCTCCGCGGCCGGCCGCAATGCGCCGATCGTTGACCCGGAGCAGGAAGACAAGGACGGCTTTTGGCCGCTGGAAAAGTGCATCAACGCTTACACCACCTACCTCGACAACAAGACGTTGGAAATTCAGGAGCAACAAAACGCGCGACGTTATCGCCACGGCGCACAATGGACATCCGATCAGATCAAGACCTTCAATGAGCGCAAGCAACCCGTGGTGACCTACAACAAGATCGGCCGCAAGGTTGATGGCATCATCGGGTTGGTGGAACGGCTCAAGCAGGACCCCAAGGCGTACCCCAGAACGCCGCAGCATCAGGAAGGCGCCGACCTCGCCACCGCGGTGCTGCGTTATCTGATGGATCGCAACAAGTGGAACGAGGTGGCGCCGCTGGTGAACGAAGCGGCGGCAGTGGACGGGCTCGGCGGCATTGAATTGGACCTCAAGCCGATGCCACCGCCGAAGCAAACCGGGCAGGGCATGGGCATGGGCATGATGCCCGGCATGGGCCACAACGGCGGGCCTCCAATGGAGCCCGACTATGATGTGATCTTCGGACCCGTCGATAACGACGGGTTTTTTTATGACCCGCGCTCGTTCAAGCACGACTTCTCCGATGCGCGCTATCTCGGCATGGGAAAATATGTCGATGAAGAATTGATGACCGAGCTTTTGCCCGGCATGGAGGACGACATCAAGGCGGCGTGCGATAGCTCGCTGGAATTGACCACCAACTCCGACCGCGACACCCGATGGTTTCAGAGCAATGGCGATTTCAAGCAGGTCAGGCTTGTTGACATTTGGTACAAGTCAAAGGGCGGGTGGAAGTGGGCG